TCAAATCGACCCTCCGGCGAGATGCGAGTGCCGCCCGAGACATAAATTCTCGTGCCGGATCATGACGATACAAGGATCAAAATCGAGGGTTTTGGTAGCGGGGGCGCGATGCAGGGTTAGAACACCCCGTGAAATCGACGTTACGGTGCACGCCAGGGGGCGCGGGAGGCGCTAGCGAGCCTTCGGCGGCCGACCGCGGAGCCGCCCATAGGCAGCCCAGTCCTTCGACTGGCGCCGCGCCCTGGCCTCCTGGGGCCGTAGCGCAGCGTTCCAGTTCTCCCCGCTCGAAACGAGGGTGGCCGGATGACCCTCGATCCGCAACATCCATGAGCACGCGATCATGCAGTGTGCGGCATGGTAGCCGTCGACCAGCGCCGCGATCTCGAAGAGCCCCACCACGGCCTTCTCCTCCGGCAGCAACGTCCCGTTGACTTGCAAGACGCGCCCAAGCGCCTCAGCGCGGAGTCGATCGCGTTCCTCGAGAGACAGTGTCGGCCACCGAGCCATGACGTGGGGAGCCTCGCAAAATCACTTTCCTGCGGACATGACATCGTATGCCTCGACCTAAGCACTTGGCAACGAGGACCCTATGTCCGAGAACGCTTTCACCTTCACGACCTCCGGCGTCGCGCGCGAGACGGGCGAGACGGAGACCAGCGTCCGCGCACTCGCCGACAAAGGCGTGATCGAGGCGGTTCGCGACAACACCGGCCGGCGTCTCTACAGCGCCGAGAGCATCGAGCAGGCGCGGCAGTACCGGCAGGCGAACCCGAAACGCGGCGTCGCCGCCTGAGCGATGCGCCCCGCTACCGCTGCACTTGTGCGCCTGCTCGCGGCTGAGGCCGCGCGGCAGGCACTCGAGCGCGAGGTGGCGGAAGAAAGCCTTAAAGAAAAAACCCCCGAACCGGGCAAGGCTGCGGGGGTTGAATGGGAGCTAAACGATGGATGTCCAGGCGAACATAACAGCGCAGCCGACTGAGCGCAAAAAGTCTCGGCGCGCGGATCCGCAGCGGGCCGCGTGCTACTCATGGGAGCATGACCTGGTTCTCCCAGACGATGCGCCGATCGCCTTCCCGGTGCGCAGGCCCTTCGACGAGGAATTCCGCGCGTTCCACGAGCTAACGTGGCGATGGGGGTTCGCACGCTTCGGCGGTAGCAATCACATCGTCACCGCGAGCCCGCCGGAGCTGCGTTACTCCTACCGACTGCGCAGAGCCGCCGGTCATGCAGGCTTCAGCCTCGGCCGCAACGGCAAGGTGCGGCCGGTAATCACCTTCGGGCAGCGCGGCCCAACACGGAAGACGCTGCTGCACGAGCAGGCACATCTGCTCACGTTCACGGGCGGCGTTTTCTACGAAGGAGACGGGCACGGTCCGCGGTTCTGCGCAATCGCGTTCGCGCTCTATGAGCAGTTCTTCGCAGTCAGCCGCGCTGCCGCGATGGTCATCGCTTCCGCTCATGGGCTCGCCGTCGCGGAGGCCGCGGTGGAGACGTGAGTGCCGAACCACTGCGACTCATTCACATCAGCGAAATCGGCGCGCCACTCACCCGTGCAGTGCGTGATCTCGATGCCTATGCGGGGCGCCTGCAGCGCGTCGCGCGGGATCTCCCAACAGCACACCACGCGCTCGCGCTCGACCTCCTTAGCGACTGGCGCATGTATTGCTGCGAGCGCAACCTCTCACGCTGGCCCGAAGGCGGGTATTACCTACTCGACCGCAGCTACTCTCCCTGGCGGCATCACCACATCGCTTTCACCGCTGACGAACTCAAGCAGCTGGGGGCGAATGAATGGGATCGGCGCGTGATCCGCGTCGCATCCGCGCCGACCATCGTCCCGCTGCAGGCCGATTGTTTCCACCATACCCCGCGCCGGCATCTGGCGCGCTTCTCCGAGATGGTCGTGCGCATTGCGGAGTATCTCGATCGCCGCGGGAGTTTGGCCCCGTGAGCCTCGCGCTCTTGAACACGGAATTCCTCGAGGCGATGTTCACCGACATCCCTGACGACGCCTTCGCTGCAGTCTGCGGATTTCCTGGCGACCCGAATGCGCCGCCGGAATTCGCCTGGTGCGCGCGCCCCTGGCGCCACGGGATGCGCCTGCCGTTCTGCATCACCACCTGCAGCAACAACTACGTCGCCGTCAGCTCCTTCCGGCCGGACGCCGAAGGCAAGGTGCGGCGGCGCAAAGACCAGTTCGCGCGGCTGCACGCTGTGATGATCGACGATATCAACAGCAAGATATCCGCAGCGCGCATCCGCCTCCCGCTGTCGGCGCAGATCGAGACCTCGCCGGCAAACTGGCAGGGCTTCTACTTCGTCGAGCCGAGCGGCGGGAGCGACACGCGCAGCACGGCCGAGCGGCTCATCGAGGAGATGATCAAGAGCGGCTTGGCGGCCGCGGTCGATCCCGGCATGGCCGGCGTCACGCGCTACGCCCGCCTGCCGGTCGGCATCAACGGCAAAGCGAAGTATGTCGCACAACTCGGGCGTGCCTTCCGCTGCCGGCTCAGTACCTGGAATCCTGAGCGGCGCTACACGGTGGAGGCGATCGCCAAAGCCTATCAGCTCGACACGAGACTCCCTCCGCCACGCCAGGTGAAGCAGCTCACTGGCGCAGAGACCGCGCAACGGGTCGGCGACTTCTCCGCGTTGATGCAGATCATCACCTCGGCCGGCCTGTACCTCGAGACGCGAGAGAGCATGCACATCATCATCTGCCCGTGGGTCGACGGCCACAGCGACAGAGCCGAGACCGGGACCGCCGTCATGGAACCCAGCGAACTCAATAGGTACGTCGGCGGATTCAAATGCTGGCACGGCACGTGCGAACGCCGCACGATCGCAGACGTTTACCGCTGGGCGCGCGCATTTCGCATCCAGGGCGCTGCATGAGCATCACCGACATTCGCGAGCGTGTGACCGCGGCCGCTGCGCAAGCGGACGTAGCGCGCCCCGAATCGCTCACGCTCGAGCAGATGCTGGAGCGGTTCATCCACGTCGCCAGCGGGCCCTTGATCGTCGACATCAGCAACACGTACCGCAGACTCCGCCCCGGCGAATTCGCGGCGGCCTATGCGCACAACAAGGTAATGATCGAGCAGCGCGCCGTGCCGTTTACGGTGCTGTGGTCGCAGTCCGCGCAGCGGATGACCGCCGATTGCCTCACGTTTCATCCAGGCGAGGAGCAGTTCTTCGTCGAGCGCGGGCTGCGGCACCTCAACATCTGGTCCGCGCCTAGATGGCCGGCCGTCGATATCAAGGCCGCCGCGGTATTCACCGCGCACCTCGAGTATCTGATACCAGACGCGAAAGCCCGCGGAGATCTCCTCGACTGGCTCGCCCATGCCGCGCAGGTGCCCGAAGTCAGGCCGCACTTTCACTTCCTGCTCGTCGCCCAACAGGAAGGCACCGGGCGCTCCTGGCTCGTGGAAATTCTGCGGCGCGTTTGGGGCGAGCGACACGCGGGCGAGATTGATCTGCACCGACTACTCGATGATCCGTTCAACTCCCTGCTATCGGGCAAGATCCTGATGGGCGTCCACGAGGTAAAGGCGCCGGCGGATGAGCGCTACAGCCACCGCGACCGGCTCAAGAGCCTGCTCACCGACAGCATCATCACGATCAACGAGAAGCACGAGCGCCGATGGAGCGAGCGGCTGTGCGCGCGCTTCCTGATGTTCACCAATCGCGACGACGCGCTGCCGCTGTCGGAGAACGATCGGCGCGTGTACGTCATCCGTTGCGCCGATGCGCCTCGCGACCAGGCGTATTACCGGGATCTCTACGCGAGACTGGAGGATCGCGAGCTCCTAGCCGCCGTGTGGCAGCTCCTGCGAAACCGCGACCTCAAGGCGTTCAATCCGGGCCAGCGGACGCCACTGAACGAGATCAAGCTGCAGATGATCGCCAGCGGCCGCACCGACGAGCAGCAGACCGCGGTGGAATTCGTCAAGGCCTGCCCGTACAGCATCATCGCCGCCTGCGACCTCATGCAGACACTCGCCCCGGCCAAAGAGGACGAACCGGAGCGCGATCGGCGCGCCAGGATGAACGCGATCGCGGCCGTGCTGCGCGAAGTGGGGTTGCAGACCGGCACGCAGAAGGTACGCATCGACACCGACATCACCCGTGTCTGGATCTTGCGCAACGCCGTGAAATGGTCGGCAGCGACGGCCGCAGCCCTGGTAGCGGAGGCGCAGAAGGCACGCCAGGACATCGCCCAGAACGGGTACAAGCCCGACGTGATCATCGACCTCTGGCAGCAGGCGCGGCGATGACCGTGTTGCCGCCGTTGCCGCGTTGCCGGGGTTTCCATTGCACTGGAAAAATATAGAAAGCTCCGAAAGCGTGGCAACACAGGCAACAGAGGCAACAAGAGTTATGAGTCAAGAACTTACTTACTTAGTGCTACAGGCAACAGAGGCAACAGAGGCAACAAGTCATGCTCTTGAGGTAGGTCCAGTGGTGGACCTACCTTTTCCGCCCGGCTTGCATGCGGTCGACATCCGCAACCTGCTCGGCAATCGAGTGCCTCAAGTGTCTCTTTGGAGGCGTAAGTGCTTGATCTGAAACGCACCTGCTTGAATCAGGTCCGCGATTTGAACTTGACGGCATGGGGATGAAGCAATGAGCAGAAAGCGCGGCGGCTCACGTCCAATGCGGGTGCGAAAGTCCCGGCTGCCAGCGCGTGCAACGATCGGCTGGCTCGCGCGGCTCGACGGCCGCTCGATACTCGCGCGCACCGCGAGTGATCGGCTTGCCGAGTTGACCGCGCACCTGGGCGGCGACACCGAAGTCTCGGCGCTCGAGCACAGTCTGCTCGATCGGCTGATCCATACCGAGATGCTCGCGCAGCGATACGAAGCCGAAGTACGCGACGGCAAGCTCGACGACCCGGCGCCATTCCTGGCCGTGGTTGATCGCATCGTGCGCCTCTCGCTGACGCTGGGCCTGCGACGTCGTGCCCGGGTTGCGCTCGACATGCGCCAGACCCTGCAGCAGATCGAGCGCGAGAACCGCGAGGCGCGTGGCCAGCCGCTAGAGAGCGCCGATGCAGGTTAGCTTCGACAGCTTCGCTCGCGATCCGCGGCTCATGGGTCGCGTGTTCGGTCGGCCGAGCTACCTTGCTATGCGCGCATCGATCAAGGCCGCGCTTGCCGAGCCACTGGACGACCCCGAGCGTGAGGTATTCGCGCGCCTTGCAGGCGGCCGCGATCCGCCGCCGCGCCAGGTTGGAGAGCTCGTGTGCATCTTCGGGCGCGGCTCGGGCAAGACGCAGGGCGCGGCGGGCCTCGCGATCTACCTCGCGTGCTGCCGCGAGTGGCCGACTGATCCCGGCCAGATCCCGGTGATCCTGCTGCTCGCCGCCGACAAGGTGCAGGCCAAGATCGCCTTCAAGTTCATCGAGGGCATGTTGCGCGCGAGCCCGCTGCTGCGCACGCAGGTCGAGAGCACGACGTCCGAGCGGATCATCTTGAGTACGGGTGTCGAGATCGTGGTCGCGGCGAGCGACTATAGGTCGGTGCGCGGCCCCTCGCTGGCGGCCGTGCTGGCGGATGAGCTGGCGCACTGGCCGATCAATCCCGACAGTGACAGCCCCGACACCGAGACGCTGAACGCGGTGAGGCCGGGCTTGGCGCGGTTCAGGGATTCGATGTTGATCGCCATCAGCACGCCCTTTGCCGCGCGTGGCGCGCTCTACGAATACGATCAGCGCTCTTTCGGTGAGAACGATCCGCGCGTGCTGGTGCTGAAGGCCGACACGATCACGGTGAATCCGCTGTTCGACGCCGGCATCATCGAGAAAGCGTACGCGGACGATGAGGCGAAGGCGGCGGCGGAGTATGGAGTTCAGTACCGTGCCGACTGTGCGGCGTTCCTGAGTCCCGAACACATCGACCCGCTCATCCGGTCCGAGCCGCTCGAGTTGCCGCCGCACAGCGCGCCGCCCACGCACTTCAGCATCACAGCCGCGGTGGACGTGTCCGGCGGCCAGTCTGATGCCGCCGCAGCCGCGGTGGTGTTCCGTGACCGGGAGAAGGTGCGGGTTGCCGCCGCGCGCCGCTGGCCTGCGCCACATGATGCGGGCAAGGTCGCCAAGGAGATCATCGCCTTCTTCAAGCCTTACGGCGTGCGTAGTGCGATCGCTGACCAGTACGGCAGCGGCGTCGCGAAGGCGCTGTACAACCGGGACGGTTTCTACCTGCGCGATGCGCCGATGACGCGCTCCGAGGCATATCTGGGTCTGCTGCCGTTGCTTTCGCAGGGCGTAGTCGAGTTGCCGCCGCTCGCGGTACTGCGCTCCGAGCTGCTTGGGCTGCAACGCCGCGTCGCGCGCACCGGCCGCGACTCGGTGGATCACGGAAGGCATTCGCATGACGACCTAGCGAATGCGGTCGCCCTGGGCGTCGTGCAGGCGATGCGGACATCCCTCATGTCGGCGGATGACTGGATCGCAATCATGTCGAACCCGCCGCCGCCGACCAGGGGAACCGAGCTCGGAGTTACCCCGAGCGATCCCTCGCCGTTCCAAAGCAGCGCTTTTCCGAGCGACGGCGACATTCAGGACGGCAGCTACTTTTCTTCCACTCCTGAAATGGAGCGCCTCGCCCGCGAGAAGGGCTACATCAAATGATCATTCACACACACAGCAGGAGATGCTGACTTATGGCTATCAGATATTCCTTCACCAAGGACGAGAACGGCTTGGTTGCGCTCGCTGATCCGGAGCTGAAAATCGCGCACGACCTAGCCGTGGCGAACGATACCGAGGTGTTCTGCACGCTCGAGGCGCGCCGCGTGGCCGAGGAGACATTGCGCGTGGCCGCGGAGCGGCTCGCTTTCGACAGCAAGCGCGATTTCACCGAGTGCCTGAAGGAAGTGTTCGCTCGCTCACCCGGGCTGGCCTGGGTGTCGCGAATGCGGACCAGCCCGAGCGGCACTATCACTGTGCACGGAGCCTGAGCCGTGGGCCTCGCGGCGGTAGTGAACCAGGTGCGCGAGGGCGCCAGTGGTACGAGTTCAGCTCGCGCCGCTGGCGTGCGCGCATTGCGAACGGTGCAGGGCGTATACCAGCATCTCGCGCAGCTCGACCAACGGCCGGCGAGTTGGGGCGACATTCTCGGCGGCCGGCTGTTCGCGGCGCTGCCAGACTTCGCGCAGCTCGACGGCATGCTGCGCGAGTTGACTGCGTTGACGCCGCGTCACGGCGACGTCGTGTGCGTTAACGGTGATGAGAGCGTGAGACTGTCCGAAGTGCGCGATCGCCTCGCGGCATTGCTGGGCGACCTGGCCGGCATGCGCCGTTTGGCGGCGAGAGATAAGTGAGCACGGTCAGCGACCTGGGCGAACGGCGCGACCTGCGAGACGCGTGCCGCTCGATCGACGCGCTCGTGGCCGAGATGCGCGGCCGGCATCTCGACGCCTCGCCGTTGGCGCGCGAGCACGTGGCCCTGGTGCTGCTCGCAGAGGCCAGCAGCCGTTACGCGGGGGTCGTCAAGATCGCGCGCGAGCCGTTGCTGCGCCTGATTACTCTCGCGCTCGCGGTGGCGGCGACGACATTCCGTCCGCTCGACCTCAACCATGCGTTGCGGCTCGTGCTCGGTGACGGCGCGGCGCCGGAGGCGCTGGCGACGGGCGTGGCCGCCGCGCTCGAGTCGCTGCCGGGCGAGCTGAAACGGATCGAGCGCGAGCACCCGCAGGAGGGGACGCCCGCGTGACGTATACCCCGACAAGCGTGCAACAGCTTCTGCGCCGTGCCGATCGGGCGTTGCACGGGCAAACAGCTCTCACCGCGGCAGCCCTCGAGGCTCTGCTGGTCGAAGTCGAGGGCGCCTGCCAGTTCCAGGGCTTCCCGTACATCTCCGCGACGAGCGACGTCACGGGCAAGCGAATCATGCTCGAGGATCTCCGGCGGGACCTCTGGCGACGCCTCGAGGATGCGGGCCGAGGATGATAACGAATCACGGCGCGCGGGCCAGAACCCTCCCGCGCTCGGTGAGCCGCGCGGTGGCGCGTGCCGACGGGTTATCTCCTGCCGTCGGCGTGCGTGGAGAGGCCGTGCGAGTCAGGGCGGGCGAGGCGGGCGGGGAAACACTACGGGCCGGTGGCCGGTCTCCGGTCTTGTGCTCGTACCCTCATCCGCCTCGCCCGCGCGAGTAGTAGTTGGATCGCAGCGGTGCTGCACCCGGCGGTGTGGCAATCGGCGCGGGGCGAAGGGGGCGGTGGTGCGTCTTGTCCATGCGTGCCACCGTCCCCGGCGCTTTGAAAGGTGAACGTGAAGGACTGGCTGACGATCGCCTTGCTGGTGGGCCTTGCCGTGCTCGCGGTCGGGTTCGGGACCGCCGCGGTATGCCTGCTACTGAGTTTGCCTTCGTCTCAGCAAGTGGTTACAATTAACCATTAGTGAGCCACGCACACGGAGACCGGGACATGGCGAAGAAACGCGGGCCAAGTCACAAGCGCCTAAAGAAGGTGCAACTTGCGGTGTACCTCGAGAGTGATCAAGCCGACGCGTTGAAGGCGCTGAGCCTCAAGACGCGGGTCCCGCAACAGGTATATCTGCGTGAAGGACTCGCGCACATTCTCGCCAAGCACGGCATGCAGAAGGCAGGAGGGTCGAAGTGAGCGCCAAGCAACTGCGCGCGTGCGTTTACGCGCGATTCTCAACGGAGAACCAGTCGGCCGACAGCATCGCTGACCAGATCCGCGAGTGCGAGCGCATTGCCGAGCGCGAGGGGCTCGAAATCGTCGAGCGCTTCAGCGATGCGGCGTTGAGTGCCGGCACCACGCAGCGCCCGGGCTATCAGGACATGTTGACTGCGGCGCGCGCCAGGCACTTCAGCGTGATCATCTGCGAGGACATATCGCGCCTATGGCGCAATCGCGCCGAGTTTGGGCCGCGCTCGGCCGAGCTCGAGGATCTTGGCGTGCACATGCTGACCTGCACCGGGGACGACACGCGGCGCGACGGCTGGGGGCTAACGGTGCAGATCAAGCAGGCCATGGCCGAGGCGGCGAGGCGCGAGGCGTCGTATCGCACGCGGCGCGGCCTCGAGGGCAGGGCGCGGGCCGGCAAATCGACCGGAGGCAGGGCGTACGGTTTTCGCTGTGTCGAGATCGGGCCGCCCGAGCGCGCCGGCGAGCGACCGCAGACCGAGCTGCAGGTCGACCCTGAGACTGCGCCGACGGTGCTGCGCATCTTCAGCTTGTACGCGGACGGCGTGACCTGCCGCAGGATCTGCGAGATCCTGAACAGCGAAGGCGTGCCGAGCCCGGGCGCATTTTGGAAGCGTACCGATACGAGCCAGAACGCGAAGCGTAAGGGCAGCTGGGTTGCATCGGCGCTCCATGGTGAGCGCTCGCGCGGTACCGGCATTCTGAACAATCCGCGGTACGTCGGCCGCGTGACCTGGGGGCGTGCCACCTGGCGGCGGGGCGTCGCGGACTCGAAGAAGCGCACCATGGTCATGAACGCGGCGCCTACTTGCGAGATCGTCGACGAACGGCTGCGCATCGTCCCACAAGAGCTGTGGGATCGCGTGAAGCGGCGGCAGGCAGTGATCAACCGGGCCTCGGTCAAGATCCGCACCGCGCTCGCCGACAAGGGCGGGCACCCCTTGGTGCACTTGCTTTCCGGGCTCCTCGTCTGCTCGCGCTGCGGGTCGCGGTTCGTGGCCGTCAACAGCCGCGAGTATGGCTGCTCGACGTTCAAGAACGGCGGCCGGTCAGCCTGCACGAATGCCGTGCGGCTCAATCGGGCTGGAGTCGAGCAGGAGCTGATCGCCCATGTGCGCGAGGAGCTCTTGAGCCCCGAGGCGATCGAGCTCGCGATCGCGACCTACACCCAGGCGCTCGAGCACGGCCGACGGGGGCGCCGCCGCGCGACACCGGCGAACGATGGCAGGATCGTGAAGCTTGATGCCGAGATCGACCAGCTCAAGACCCTAGTGCGCGCCGGCACGCTCTCCCAGGGCGTCGCGGCTGCGGCCATCGAACGGGCCGAGGAGGAGCGCCGGGAGCTGAAACTCGCGGGCGATAGCCAGGATCGGCGCACGGCTGAGACCGTCATCGAGTTGAAGATCCCCGCGGCCGTCCGGGACTACCGTCGCCTGGTCGACGCGCTCCCTGCGACGGACCTTCCCAAGGCCGAGCGCATCGAGGCACGGGCGGCGCTGCACGAGCTGGTAGGCCACCGGGTGGTGGTCGAGGATCGCGGCCCGGGCGGCGTCAGACTGGTGCCGCAGGCGGAAGCGGCTGACGTGCTGCTGAAGGCGGCCGGCGCTGAGGGTGTCTCTAACCCCCCTGGTCCTATGGTAGCGGGGGCAGGATTTGAACCTGCGACCTTCGGGTTATGAGCCCGACGAGCTGCCAGACTGCTCCACCCCGCACCAGGAGGGCGCGCATTCTACAAGCGCACCCCCGGGTCAGCAATAGCCGC